CCAAGAGCAGGAGGACCATATTTCTTTACTACTTCCAAAACAGATCTCATACCATCCTGAATCTGCTCAATCAAGTTTTGCACGGTAGAACAGGTTTCAGTGGCGTATTGTAAAACGCTCATAGTAGAATCCATGGCCTTGCCTGCATCTCGGATTGCTCTCATCAAACCAGCTTTTTTCGCTGGCTCATCTTCTTGCTTCGGTTTAGGCTCAGCCTCTTTTTTCTTAAATGACCAAAAATCACCACTCTGCTCATTCACGACTGTGGAAAATTTGGTCGAGCGCTTACGCCGTATATCAGCTTCGCGCCGCTTCCTAGACTCATTGGATACTGCAGCCTTCTTCCGGGCAATTTCCTTTTCAACTGCCTTACGGCGTTGGATCTGCTCACGCTCGGTTCTAGTACTGCCTCCTTGCTCGCGACACATGAAACGTTGTTGCAACAAGGGCTGGAAAAGGATTCTCTCAAAAGACATCGAATCAATTCCATCCTCCTCAGCAAGCAAACTCATTAAAGCATCGCAAGCTGCAACAAATCTAGACTCATTCAGCCGAGATTCAAGCTCATAAGCAGACAAAAACCTTCTATAAAGGTCTATAGCCTGCTGCTCAGCAAAGCGCCGTGCAATGGCATCCCTAACCACTGCCGGTAAACCACCTCGGCCAACATAAAAATACGCAGATGAAATCCTAATTTCATACTGACGTATTCGTGGGAAAACGAAAACAAATGGACTAATAACAGCTTGGCTCTCATAAACGCTCCTTGATAAAAGGGGCGCAAACACACCAAACTCCACTCCAGCATCGCTGGAAGATACGAGGCTATCCCACTCGCGTAGGGTGTCTATCGGGGTAAGACAAGACCACATGTTTCCATAACCGACATTTATATACCGCCGTCGGCGAGCGGATATGAAAATTGCATAGCAATTGCGGATTTCATCCAGTGCTTTCAACTGGTTCTGCGAGATATCCACATACTCACAAGAAGCTAGGGACTTGATATCCCCCTAGTGTTGGCTAACGCAAATTTCACAGACAACATAGTGCTTTCAAT